TCTTTTTTTGTTTTATTTTTTTTAAACTTTGTTTTTTTTTATTATATAATTTAGATATTTTTCCTTTAGTTAATTTCATTCTATATAAATAAATTAATATTTTTATTTATATAGTTATATTAATGACCCCACTTAATATTTCTCGTAAATATGTTAAAGGAAAATGTGATTTAAAATGTGCATATAATTTTGATTATAAAGATAGTGTTGCAATAGCAATACATAAAGGAAATATGATTGTAATAGAACAAGATGATAAAACTCCTTCTGTTACATATAACAAAAAAAAATATTATGTTTTAAATTCAGCAATTTTTTGCCCATCAATTCATTTGTTTAATGATAAATATGCTGATGCAGAATTTATGGCAGTTCATGCTCCTACTGAAGGAGGACCATTTTTGTATGTTTATATTCCGATAATGATTTCTACTTCTCATGGTAATAATGCAACAAGTTTAATAACAAATGTTATTAAAAATATTTCATTGTCAGCAAATTCTATTGGTCAAAAAGTAAATATTGGTGATTTTAACTTACAAAAAATTATTCCTAATAAACCATTTATTAATTATCTATCTCCTGGTATGGAAAGTGTTGTTTTTACATTAATAGATTCAATTCCAATATCTGCTTCTACAATAAAGAATTTAAAAGAAATGATTAGTCAAATGTCATGGGCACCTACAGCAAAGGATTTATATTTTAACTCTTCGGGACCAAATACAACTTCAAATGTTAGTGGTGAAGGTATATATATATCTTGTAATCCTACAGGTTCTTCAACAGAAACAACAGAGGTTAGTTATCCAAAAAATGATACTGAAGCAATTGATATAAATACAATATTGGAAAATCCTAATTTTATATTGTTAATACAAATGTTAGTTGCAGGTATATTATTTGTGTTTATATGTTTTCTGTTTAATTTTTTGTATAATTTAATTGATGGGTCAAAAACAATGGTAGCAAATAACAAAGCACCAAAAAAGAATGCTTAATAATTTTATTTATTTAATGGAGATGCAAAATGTAAATTATCTAATGTTGGTTTATAAGATGGTTTTTGCATAGAAGATCCAGATGTTAAAATTGGCGCCATTTTTGCTACAATTTCTTGTTCTAAAGTATAAGGAAATTGATTATATGCAGTAAATTGACTATTTCTTTTTTCTTCAGTAGGTACATATTTTTGTAAAGCATCATTACCAGTAGTTACAGAAGAACTACGTATTAAATTAAATGCTACTAATAAACCTAATATACCTAAAATTGGATTATAATATGTAAATAAAAATGCTACTACAATAAATATAACTACTTTACCTGGAATTGTATCTATCATATTTGCAACAGAATTAGGTGTTTTAAAACCCATTACTAAATATAAAACTAATAAAATTGCTAAAATTAATTCACTTCTATGTTGTTTTTTAGATAAACTGATAAAACTTTCCATATACCATATTGATAGATTTTATTTGATTATATTTTCAACTTTTTTACATTTATTTTTAAACATTTATTACTATTTGTCCTTAAATATATTTATTATTAAATCACTATTAAAAGCTTGCTAAAATGTCATAACATTTCATGTATTATTTATTACTTAATTTTAACTGCACAATTGCTTTAAAATTAAATAAGTACTAATCTAATCTTATGATTTATTTTTATCTGGAGGTGGAGGTGGATGTATACTATTTAAACTCTCAGAACATGTACATAAAGCAAGTGCTCCACTAGAAAATGTAGAAAGAACATCATGAGACGGATCATAAGCAACATCACCAAGTTCACTAACTTCAGCAGCAAATTTTATTGCAGCTATTTGATATTCTTGAAGCATACCGGATAAAGTACTAAAATCTTGAGTTGTATTTCCTAGTAAATAATCTGTTGCTAAATCACTAGCAAGAGCACTTAATTTTATGCCCATAGATATCAGAAAAACACCATAATTGTATAAAGCTTCGTAATCTGGTTCATTTGCTAAAGTAGGAAGAAAATAAGGAACATGATAATTTGCTACACTAGTAAGTGAAGCACAAAATAATGCTATAGCTTTATAAAATGTTTGAAATGAGGTAAGATTACAATCTGATCCAGTATATTCATTTAAAGCGAGACCGAATTCTGATGCTTTTGCAGTCAATCTTTGTAGAGCAGTTAGATCTAAACTAGCACCATCAGAACCGATAGCAAATCTTTGCAAAGTTTCATTAATACATAAAATCATTCCTTGTAATTCTGCAAGATCTTGATGACACATATTTATACTTTATATAAATAAATAAAATTATACAGAAAAAAAAATTTTCCCTAAATGAACGAACTATTGTTTTTTCTAAAATAAACTTAATAAAAACAATATAAATATTATTTATTGATTAATAATAACTGCACAATGCTTTTAAATACATATTTAGGACAAAAAGGTTATACATTATCTAAAAGTGAGTTAACAATCGAACAACAAAAACAAATACGATCCGAATTAACTATAAAACCATTTACACATGGTGCTATAGGTTCAAATGATCAAAAAATATTTCCAGTTTATCGCGAATCAAATAATAAATTCTATGTACCACATTATTATGGTATAGAGAATTATGGAATGCCAAAACAATACAAAATATGCGATGGTTTAGATATAAATTTGGAGTTTAATGGAAGTCTTAGAGAGAATCAAGAAGTAGTTGTAAATACATATTTAAAGCATGTGAATGAATGTAAATATGGTGGTGGACTTTTAGAACTTCCATGTGCATATGGTAAAACTGTATTGTCATTAAATATAATCTCCAAATTAAAAAAGAAAACATTTATAATTGTTCATAAAGAATTTTTAATGAATCAATGGATAGAGAGAATAGAACAATTTTTACCAAAAGCCAGAATTGGTAAAATACAAGGACAAATTATTGATATAGATGATAAAGATATAGTAATTGGTATGCTTCAAAGTCTCTCTATGAAAGAATATCCACCTTCTACATTTGAAACATTTGGACTAACTATTATTGACGAAGTACATCATATTTCGAGTGAAGTATTTTCAAATTCATTATTTAAATTGGTAACAAAATATATGTTGGGGTTGTCTGCCACTATGAATCGTAAAGATGGAACAACAAAAGTATTTAAAATGTTTTTAGGAGATATAATATTCAAAGGAAAAAGAGATGAAGAGAGAAATGTCATAGTTCATGCGATAAAATATGAAGTAAATGATGATGATTTTAATGAAGTAAAGTTAGATTATAGAGGGAATCCTCTTTATAGTAGTATGATATCAAAATTATGTGAATATAATAAACGTAGTGAATTTATTTTAAAAATTTTGGTAGATATGTTTACAACAAATTATAATCAACAAATTATGATTTTAGCTCATAATAAAAATCTGTTAAAATATCTACATGATGCAATTATTCATAGAAATATAGCAACATGTGGATATTATATCGGTGGTATGAAAGAAGCAGCATTAAAAGAATCTGAATCTAAAAAAATAGTCATAGCCACTTATAGTATGGCTGCAGAAGCCTTAGATATAAAGACGCTTACAACTTTAATAATGGCAACACCTAAAACAGATATAGAACAAAGTGTTGGTCGTATACTTAGAGATAAACATAGTAATCCAATTGTGGTAGATATAATTGATAATCATGATTTATTTCAAAATCAATGGCGTAAAAGAAAAACATTTTATAAAAAAGAAAATTATAAAATAATTTATACAGATAAATATTCACCAGATACAAGTAAATGGAAAATAATATATGAACCAATTCAAAATAAAAATACAAGTGAATGCAAAAATAAAAATATAGTAAAAATTAAAAAAAATATATCTATTAAAAGCAATTCATCTACTGATAAAAGTATTACAAATGATTCAGAAGATGAAATAAAAGAATTAAATAAATTACCTAATGACAAATATGCACGTGGTGTTTGTTTACTTTCAATGAAAAAATAATAAAATAAATTATAATTTTCTCCTAGATTTTCTTTTTCTTCCGATAGATTTTCTTTTCCTTCTTTTAGTTTTTCTTTTTCTTCCAGCGATTTGTAATCTATTATTATTTATAGTCAATGGTGATAAACCTGCATTTTGTCTTGCTTCATTTATATCACTAAGAACATTTTGAGGACTGCGAGGTGAAGTACCATAATGTGTCTGACCATAAAACCATGCTTGTAAATTTGACATATTATTTATATCAGTAGGAAGAGGAAAAGGAGGTGGAAGCGAGTAAGGCCGAGAAGTAGTTTGTGACATATATATTATAATATTATAATAAAATTTAATGTCCTGGTGATGAAAATCCTTTATTTGTATAATGGTTATAATTATCTACTGCATTATTCGTTATTTTATTTATAGGTACAGGGTTGGCAAGTGCTGATAAATTTGGTGGTAAAACACCTCCAGTAGAATATGATAAACTAATTGGTTCATTATTTTGATATTGAGCATATCCTCCACGTTGTCTATGTTTACGAGATTTATATCTTTTTTTATTTTTGTATGCTAAAGTTAATGAACTGAGTTTTTTTTTTAAAGATTTTATTTTTTTTCTTAAATGTGACTTACTCGATTTTCCCATCTTCTTATATGTTTTAGTGATATTTTTTATTTTTCTTTTAAGTCTTGTTCCGCCACCTTTAAACAAACACACTCCAGGTACAATACCAGCAGCTGCATCTATACTACTTTTTGAACCTGCTAAACCAGGTAATCCAGGTATTTGATTACTTCCAAAAGATGCCGGATTATTTGAACTATATTTATTTACAAAATTACTATTTATATTACTAAAAGGCGTTATATTTCCATATCCTAAATTAGAAGCTGCAGAACCTGCTGACATATATATATTATATGTATATTTTTATAATTCATTTGAATCCTTTACTTTTTTTATTATTTTGTTCAAACAATTTGATTAAATTATTTAATTCATCAATATGAATAACTTTTGAATTATTTGTAACTAAACGAATTGGTATCCATTTTTTAAATTTGTAATTATATTGACATAACATTTTATAAGTTGTTGCCAATTTAACAAATTTATCAATATCTTCATTCTCAAATTCTTCTTCGTTATCGCTTTCTTCTAACGCATCTAAATTATCATTTTCTTTAATAATTCTAAATAATTTGTTCATCATTACACTTGTATCAAAATTAGGAATGTGAGCAGTTCCAATTTGTTTTTCTTTTAAGTCATTATCTAAAACATATAAATAATAAATATCATCTTGTATATAAGGTTTGACAATAAATATATGTTCTTTTTTAATTGGTGTTTTTTTTTCAGTTAAAGTTATTTTATTATAATTTTTAGATTCATTAAATTGATTTTTGATATAATCATTATAATTTATTGATAGAAAGTTATTAACTTTATCTAAAAAATGAAAATGAATAGAATCAATAGGATAATCAATAGTAGTTTTTTTTTGTTCGAATTCTTCATGAGATTTGCATATAATTGGTAAACCAAATACAATAAAAGAATTATTAAAAGAATTTTGTTTTAAATCTTTTTTAAAAATATTATTTAAAATGATTAATTTATTATACCATTTTATATAATTGGTATTATTTCCTTTATAAAAAAAAATATCTTCAATACTAAAAAAACTATTATTTGATGTGTAAAATAATGTTCCATAAAAAATAGTACCATATGCTAAATCATTATTAAAACATACATTAAAAATTTTAATATCATTAATTTGTTTATTACTAGTTAATTCCATAATAAAACAAACATTTTTGTTTTTATATGTAGTAAACCATGCAAAACATTTATTACCTTTAGGAACAATTACGATATAATCAGCATTATAAACCTTCTTATAAACAAAATTTTCATAAGAAAGTTTTACATTTGGAAAATTTAATAATATAGATTCTTTTTCACTTTGTTTCAACATTTACAATGTATTATAAGAAAATCTTTAAATTATTTTACTAAATTAATATTTTGATAAGATGTAATATCACTTAATGTATCAATTGGAGTTGAATTATTAGTTCCATCAAGTTGTTTTTTTAAAAAACTTTTTAATTCATTTTTCATAGAAACAGATTCTTCATTTTTTGGTAATATTTCATTTAATTTATAATTATTATTATTTGCATTTTTATTAAATGAATTGGAATTATTGGAATTATTTTGAATGGTATTATAAATATTTTCATATTTATATTTTGGGCTATCGACTAAATCTTTTATTTTTGGAATAGTTAAAGTAGATTTAAAAAAATTTATTAAATAATGTACTAAAAATATTAAAATAATAGAAATAATTGTAATTTGACTTATCCATAACAACATATAATATTCATATATTAGTTTAATAGAGATAAAAACACAATTAATTCTTCTTTTACTAAAATATTATCAATATTTGTTTCATTTGGTAATTCAAAATATATATCTTTGAATTGTAATTCGTTTTCACAATTATTTTTATTTAAAAAATTAAATTTATTATCTATTTTATCAGTTATTTCCATTTCTATAACTAATTTTAAATTTGATTTTTTATCATTATTTAAAGAAAAAAAAGATTTTTGCATTTTTGTAGCTAAATAATTTGTAGGAATTTGAAAAACATTTTCTATAATATAAAAAGAAGGATCTACAATAAGTGTAAATTCATTATAAAAATTATTTAAGATTACTATATCATGATCTTTTGGATTTAATTTAAGTATTTCGATTTCATTTATAATAAATATACCATCAGGTGAATAAAATTGTAAATATTTTTCTGTTTTTATATGGTATTTCTTTAAATTGTTAAATAAAATATTT